CTCGCTTCTTGCATGCTTTCACATGAAGCTCACTTACCCGCCAACCCCAGGTTACGAATCTGGGCCTTAAAAGTTGGCATTGTCACCTGTATGAATACGGACAGGTAACCGACCTGTTCATGACAACTGTACTAACCTAGGCCTGCTAAGCGAATCAGCCTTTCCAGCTGACGCCGTTTCGTCTGTACACGAGGTTCCCGCACGGGAGCTTCCGTAAGAAGGAGTGGCTCAACCGATTTGAGGAACGTCCGAGATACGGACTCCCCATATTCTGCTGCCCAGGAATAATCGCTACGTAGGTACGTCGGAAGGAGGCAAAGGAACTCGTATTCACTATGAGCGGCATCATAGGCAACATCTCTAGCAATAGAGAGCAGCTGAATGATGTCTTCTGCTAGGGTATCATGGATGGAGAACTTCTCCACCATGGCCAGCATGTCTGCTGAAACCATCCTCCTAGCAAACTCACCAATGTCCTGGTCGGACATAGTAACCGAGCTTATGTCAATCATGCTCGGGAAACCTTCAGAAGCCGCCAGAGCGGACTTATAAATCAGTCTCCTGGCACGGGCACCAGCCGCTTCCAGCTTAACCGCTGGCCGAATCGTTTGTCGATCCGCCAACTCTCAAAATGGAGACACACGTGACCATAGGTCGGTTCCTTTTGAGTTCCAACCTAGACCACCGCACCATTCTGGGACACTCTCGAGCAGGTATAGGATCCTGCGCCACTTCCAGGGATAAACCCAGAAGACCCCAGGACCGTACGCTTTCGCGTAGTCGAAGAAGTTATCGTCGTCGAAGTTCCGCCATTTTGGTGCGGACACGATCTTCTTAGGCGTGATAAGCCGAGATGTAAACTCACATAGTTGGGTACTCTCGATGGTCTTATCGGGTGACACCGGAATACCAACTGATTGCAGAATTGCCCTTATCATGTCGGACTGAACCTTTTCAAAGCAGACGAGGTCATCGCCTACCTGAACTCTCTTGCAATCAGCACCGCGTTTGTCATAGGTGAAATCACTGTCACGGAGCGAATACGAGACGCCCTCATAGATCAGCGCTAACACTATGGAGAACATATCAAAGCTGAACTTTAGGCCTAAGGGTTGCCCCTGAAGCCACTGTATCCAGCCATTTGTTCCCAGCCCCCTCAGCCAAGGCCATTTGATATAATCTCTTGGCTTTAAAGATGACATGACATCCTCAATGTCTGAAGGTAGGAGCCAAAATCCCTGCGAGCAGTACTCTACGAGTGAGCACCACTCCTCGTCGACCCCCAAGCTGCGTAACACGAAAATCTGCAACTCTAGCGGGATATTATCCGAAGCTCCCTCCAAGTCGATGCTACAAGCAAATTTCTCCGCTTCTAGCAGACGGCGGGCCTCTCGTCTCCCTGCCTCCTGGTCGAATTGCCAGTTTCCCGGCATCAACCGCGCAATGGATTGGAGATACCTCTGCAAAGGTGCAAAGGCACTCTGCCATGCTCGTGTTGGATTAGCGATGGCGCGTAGCTTATACCCCTTCTCTTGAAGGAGAGCAATGCGGCCAATAACTGTTGGCAAGCCCTCAGGAGCAATACCGTTCTCCAGTAGCTTAAGCACATACGAATCGTAATACTCTTCGCAACCCTTGAGAGTAGCTCCAAGTATTCTGGGGTGAAGTC